TGTTCAATGATATTTCAAAATCGAAAGAGAGTAATTGATGGATTTGTCAACTATCGATGATGAAGAACTCATGAATAGACTTGAAACTCTTTTGAAAAAACTTGACAGTGTCGTAAGGGATGTTGCACCTAAGCTTACTATGATAGGAAACATGAGAGAGGAAATTTCTATCATATATTCGGAACTTAAGAAGAGAGGTTTGGGAGAATACGACAGTGTCTAAAAATCAGTTTTCACAAGACAAATTTAGAAGACCAGAACAATTTTTATCTGAGCTATTGAAAAAAAGTGCACAGGGTGTATTCCGCGAAAGCGATGAATACACCCCTTTTTTGTTTAGAGCCCTCGTTGTCGCGGTCGATGTAAACGGTGGAAAACTTGAAAATCCTTCTGGTTCTGGTACGTTGACTCATGTCTTGAAAGGAAAGTCGTTTGATGTTAAGTCGAACGTCGGACCAAACAATCCTAAAAATAGCATAAAGGCTCGAATAATCACTGATGGTTTCGATCAATTTGTAAACGACGATAGAATGCGTGTGTTCTGGCCATTTTTTCCAGAACATATGTCGCTTCCGATAAAACCTGGTGAATATGTCTATATCGTGTTTGAAGATCAAAACTACGAACATGGTTTGTGGATATCGAAAATTCCGGGACATGAAAATGTCAATTACTATAAGGGAAGTGATTCGTTTCTACCAAACGGCGGCGATTCGCTAACAAGCAAATTTTCAGATACTGCATCTTCTGATGACGGTTCTGATGATAAGCTGAACAAAGACGAAGACGCGGCTGAGACGAAACCGGAAGATAACTTATCGAAGCTTTTCTGAGGTTTTTCAATGTCATATGATATTGTACAAGAAAAAGTTCCAGATTTTATCAAGAGAATCGGAGATCAGGTGATTCATGGGTCCAATAACACGATCATAATCTTAGGAACAGATCGTGCAAAAGACGGGCCCGCCAAAATCTCAGATGGCTTAGGCACGATCAATGCTTCCGGTGAAGGAAAGGGTACGGGAACGATTCACATCATCGCGGGTCGCCAAGATGAAACTGGAAATCCAGATCTCAAAAATGATAGTACGTATTTGTATCTCACGATGAAATCAAAAATAGACACAAACGTCGGTCTTACATCAATCGAAAAGAGCAGCAACGATTTGCCCGGCGCAATTCTAAAAACAGATGCTATTAGGTTTGTGTATAGAAAAAACTTGAAGATGTGTATCGATGACGGCAAAAATTACATTTACATGGACGATGGAAAGATCACGATAAGCGTAAAAAATAGCAAAACAAAAATCGAGTTAGACGGATCAAAAATCAAAATAGACTCTCCAAAAGTACATCTTACTGGAGGTTGTCAAGATCCATGGGACAAACTTTTTTCGAAGATAGTCGCGATGGTAGAAGGACATGATCACGCAACGGGTACTGGTCCTTCTGGACCAGGCAAGGCTGGTCCCTCATCTGTTTCTCTTGATGCAGAATTGACCGCAGCAAAGCAAGGGTGGGATTCAGAGGTAAAAAGCTAATGCCACTCGTTCAAGCGACATTACAAACTGCTCTCGCTGAGATGTTTAAAAAAATGTCTAGTACTAAAGACTTGAAGAAAGCAGACGTCGGTTTAGCTTGGGCGAAAGCATATTCTGAGTATGCTGCCAGTGCTTTGTGTTCTGGTATGGCGTATGTGGGAATTCCTACGAACATTTCTACAAAGATATCGGGTGACGTTGACAAATTCATCGACGAATTCTCTGCTGGTCTTAAAGAATATTGGACGACACCTGGGATATGGACTCCCGTAGGAATATTCACTGGTTCGACAATTTCTGCAGATGGTGCTTCAGCTTTGCTTAAAACAGCGATGACGACACCGACGAATTCAGTTGATGAAGCTGCTCAGAAAATAGCGAATGCGCTCCATACTTATACCACGATGAACGTGACAGTGTCAGTCATAAATTCGTCATCTGGAGTAACAGTCACTTTGATGCCGTTGTGAGGAATCGTCAATGTCGATAGGTTTTACATTGCCTTTTGCTAAATCGACTGGATCGATCGGATATTTCGACATGACGCAAGACGAATATTCTGCTGTTAGAGAGAATTTAAAGTCTTTGCTTTTAACGAATTGGGGAGAACGAGTTGCACACTACAATTTTGGTTGCAACTTGATCGAATTTCTCTTTGAAAACGACGGATCACAGGAAATGAAAAGTAGAATCGCAGATAGGATACTTTTACAAATATCTACGTGGATGCCATTCGTTACAGTCGAAGACTTGAACATCGTGTTTTCGGATGAAGACGATAGTGTTCCAGAACATGCGATCGCAATAAAAATAAAGTTCAGGTTATCGAACAAACCCGATGTCACAAAGTCTGTAGATTTCATGGTTTCACCATAGGAGACTTGATGGATGACGGATTTTCTTAAAACTAAATCAATCAAGTACCTGAATAAGGATTTTCAGAGTCTTAAAAGAGACCTGATTCAATTCTCTCAAGCACATCACAGCGGTGTGTTTCAGGATTTTAACGAATCGTCTCCTGGTATGGCGATACTTGAACTTCAGGCGTACATCGGCGACGTGTTGGCATACTACCAAGACACACAATTCGAAGAGCTCAAACAAGAATCAGCTAGACAAATACAGAACGTCGTGTCGTTTTCGAAACAAATAGGATACAGGCCGTCTGGAAAAAGAGCAGCACGAGGCATAGAGACATTCTTTGTCGAAGTTCCTGCGACGACTGCAAATGGAAAGAGAATTCCAGATGATCTTTACACACCGATTCTTAGAGCGAATGCTCAAGTCCAAGGACCAAATGGTACGATTTTTGAAACTCTTGAAGATGTGTATTTTAGCGCTTCAAATGCTGATTCTCCGCGTTATGTCACCGGATCCAAGTTCGACAATACTACTGGGTTGCCTACTCACTTCGCAATAAAGAAAGATGTTTCTATCATTGCAGGCGAAACTAAGACGACGTCTGTGTCGATCAGCACGTTTGAACAATTTAAAACGATTGAGTTGCCAGATTCAGATGTCATCGAAATTCTCTCAGTAGTAGATAGTGACGGAGAAGATTGGTACGAGGTAGAATTTCTTGCTCAAGAAACTGTGTTCGATGCGATGACAAATGTCTCAGACGACGTGACGACAGTTCCGTATGTTTTGAAACTTAAGACAGTTCCAAAACGTTTCATCGTTGATAGAGATCCTGTGACGAACAAGACGTCATTGATTTTTGGTTCTGGAGACGGTGTCAATTATGATGACGAGCTTGTTCCTAACATCGCCGACATGGCGTTACCACTTCCTGGAAGAAATACATTCACGAGTTTTACAATTGATCCACAAAACTTTCTTAAAACAAGAAGCTTGGGTCTAAGTCCGTTCAACACGACACTCACGATTCGCTACAGGATCGGCGGTGGATCTCAAACAAACGTTCCCGTCGGATCAATTAAAAATGTGAGTTCTGCGGTTTTGGATTTCACTACGACTGGAATCGACAGCAACAAGAAAAGCTCTGTCATTTCTTCGATCGAATGTATCAACACGAAGAAGACAGAGGGCGGCGGACCAGAAGAATCTATTTCTGAAATCAAGGCAAACAGCGCCGCATATTTTGCTGCACAGAATAGAGTCGTCACAAGAGAAGATTTCATCGCAAGAGTAATGTCTTTGCCGGCAAAATTTGGAAAGCCAGAAAAAGTCTATGTAGGAAGAGACAACATCAACACGAGCGCAGTAGACATTTACATTCTTTCAAAAGACTCGGACGGAACTCTTTGCAAGCCGACGTCGATTTTGATGCAAAATATCAAAACATACATCGCTCCGAATAGAATGATGTCAAATGCGATGAATCTGTTGTCAGGAGATATTGTCAACCTTAGAATCGAATTCGGAGTCGTTGTTTCTCCGAGGATGAATAGACAAGAAGTTCTTTCAAAATGTCTTAGTGTGATGAGAGATTATTTCGACATTGACAAAATGCAGATCTATCAACCGATCGTCGTGTCAGATGTGAGTTCGAAGCTTCAGGAAGTTCTTGGAGTAGTGTCTGTTTACAAGTTACAATTTAGAAATGTCGCAGGTGTGACATCAGACAGCTTGACATACTCAACAAAGCGATTCGACGTTCAAGCAAATACGTCGAACAGCATTTTGTTTTGTCCTACGGCTTCGATTTTTGAAGTAAAGTATCCTACAAAAGACATCGTGGGAGAAAGCAAGTAATGATCTACAGGATTTTTCCACAAAAAGATACGTTCATTGCCAACGTGCGTATCAATGATGTCGTAAAGACTGGATCGAATGTCGGTGCATCTGAAACTTTGCAGCTTTTTAAGCTGTCGGGATCAATGCATCCAGGAGACGATTGTTCAAGGATCTTGATGAAGTTTGATGTGTCTGACGTCGGTCAAATAGTCCCGACATCGGGTGCAGAATATCATTTGAAGCTTCACGATATGCAACATTCTGATGAACTACCATCTAGCTTTGATGTCGAAATTTCTTCTCTCGAACAAGATTGGGACGAAGGTCATGGTATAGACGTCGATCTATACACAGACGTCGGTTACGCAAATTGGGACAAAGCGAAAGCAACAACTCTGTGGTCTACACCCGGAGCAACGATTACAGGTACGATAGTGTCTGCACATTTTGACACTGGTCATGAAGATCTCGATTCTGATATAACTGACATCGTTTCTGGCTGGGT